GCCCAGGGCTGGACCGGGGCGGACGCCGACGGCATCCCCGGCGCCACCACCTGGAAGCTCCTCGTCGAGGGCAAGGGCAAGGACATCCCCGCGGTCCCGGTGTACGAGCCGTTCCCGGGGCAGGGCTTCTTCCACCCCGGCCGGAACTCGCCGATCATCACCGCCCTCGGAAGGCGCCTGGTCGCCCTCGGCTTCGGCCGCCACTACGCGAACGGGCCCGGACCGGACTGGACGAACGCCGACAAGGCCAACGTGCGCGACTTCCAGCTGTCCCGGGACGACCTGAAGGGCGACGCCGACGGCATCCCCGGCCCCAAAACGTGGGCCGCCCTCAAGGTCCCCAAGATCTGACCACCCCTCACCACACCCACCCCACCAGGAGAAACCCAGTGAAGATCTTCGGAAGAGAACCGGCCCTGTGGCTCAACAGCCTCGCCGGCGTCCTCGGACTCGCCGTCACCTTCCAGATCGGAGGCCTCGACGCAACGGAGGCCGGCTGGATCGTCGCCGGATGCTCCGCCATCCTCGGAGCTGTCGCCGCCGCTCTCACCCGGCCGATCGCCGTACAGGCCTTCACCACCGCGGTCGCCACCATCGCCTCCGGCGTCGCCGCGTTCGGCTACGAAGCCGCACCCACCCACGTGGCAGCCATCAACGGGTTCGTCCTGGCCGTCCTCATGTTCGTCACCCGAGGCCAGGTCACGCCCGCGATCCCGCCAACCGCGGCAGCGGACAAGCCGCGCGCCGTCTGACCGGACTGCTCTAACACCCCCCACAGGAGCAGGACATGGGCGACGAGCCGACCCCCGGAGAAATGGTCCGGCGTCTCGAAGATCGGCTCGCCGACGTTCGCGATGACATCCAGCAACTCGGCCGGCGCATGGACGAGAAAGTGGATCAGCGGATCTACGACCTCAGACACGAGGCGCTGACCGGGCGGGTGTCGACATTGGAGACCCTTCGAGAGAAGGACACCGAGAAACTGATCGCGACGCGCCGGTGGCTGATCGGCGCGGTCGTGGTCCCCCTGATCGGGATTCTCCTTCCGGTCATCATTCTGCTGTCGCGGGGGACCGGATGAAGACGACCAGGGCGCAGATACGCGCTGCGGAACGCAAGGGGCGCCGCGGTGACGTCTGGGCTGCCGTCGCCGCGATCGTGCTGGGCCTGGCGATCGCGTGGATCATCCTGGCGGTGCAGGGCCTCCAGGATGATTTGCGCACCTCGAATGAGGCCCGTGACGCGCTGGCCCAGCAGGTTAAGTCGCTGGGCGCCACCCCGGTCACGGGCCCGTCCGGGTCCCCGGGCGAGCCCGGGCAGGACGGTGTGGGTTCGCCGGGCCCGTCCGGTCCTCCCGGATCCTCCGGGCGGCCGGGCAAGGACGCCTCCACTCCCACGCCGATCCCCGGCCCGACCGGGCCGGCAGGCCCCTCGGGCGCCCCTGGCGCGGACTCCACCGTGCCAGGACCCGCCGGGCCCAGCGGGGCGGCCGGGCAGGCCGGCGCGGACGGCGCTGCGGGGCAGGACGGCACCGACGGCAAGAACGGCGCCCCGCCGTCGTCGTGGACGTACACCGACCAGGACGGCAACGAGTACAGCTGTGTTCCCGTCGAAGACTTCGATCCCGGCAACCCGCGCTACCGGTGCACCCAGACGTCCACCGCAAGCCCGGACCCGTCTTCGAGCCCCACCCCGCAGCCCGAACCGTCCGACACGCCCAGCGAGTCCACGCTGCTGCCGCTCGGGCTGCTCAGCGACCGCCGCCGCGACTAGGAGATCGACGATGACCACCGTGAACGGGAAGCTGATCGGGGCGGCGAACCCGCAGCGGGTAGAGATGCGGGCCACCCTCGTCGACGCGACGGGCAAACCTGCGGTCGGCTACGTCACCTCGCTGGAGGGCGAGCTGGTCCGTCCTGTGCCCATCACGGCGGGCAACGACGGCGTGTGGACGGCCACCCTGACCGCGAACTCGCTGATCACCTCCCAGGCCGGGGACACCCTGTGGGCGGTGCAGGAAGGCCGCAAGCCAGACGGCACGCCGGTCGTCAGCTACATTGCCGTCCCGGAGACCGGGGGACCCTACTGGGTGGGCAGCATCCTTGCGGATCTGTCGTCCACGCAGACCGGTGACAGTACCGTTGTCTACCTCGCCGGCCAGCCAGGCCCGGCGGGGGCAGCAGGCGCGGATGGCGCGTCGGCGTATGAGGAGTGGCTGGCGGCCGGCCACACGGGAAGCGAAGCCGAGTTCCTCGCCTCCCTGACCGGGCCGGCCGGCGCCCCCGGAGCCCCGGGCAGCCCAGGCCCGGCAGGATCCCCCGGTGCCCCAGGGGACGACGGCCAGGACGGCGCATCCGCCTACCAGGTCGCCGTCGCAGACGGGTTCTCCGGGACCGAAGCCGACTGGCTGGCCTCCCTGGTCGGACCGGCTGGCGCCCCGGGAGATGCCGGGCCCAAGGGAGACCCGGGAGACACCGGGCCGGAAGGGCCCGCCGGGCCCCAGCCGCCGCTCGGGGCCGCGGGCGCCGGACCGACCATCGCCCTGAAGTCAGACGACCCGACCACCATCGACGCCCGCACACCCACCGCACACGCCGCTTCCCACGCCGCGGGCGCACCCGACGCAATCAGCCCGGAGTCGATCGGCGCGGCCGGACTCGATGACGACAACGTGTTCACGGGCACCGTCATCTTCAACAACGAAACCCCCGTCGTTCCGGCCCGAGACGCAGAGTTCGACAACCAGGTCATCCGTCTCGCCCAAGCCAACGCATTGGTCGGCACGAGGGCGCCCAAGCCCGCGTACGTCTTCGACGTCACCGACTACGGGGCCAAAGGCGACGCCCGCATCATCGCCGACGGGGCCATGGGCGCCGGAGCGGCCGTGCTCACCAGCGCCACCGCCAACTGGCCGTCCGACATTGCCGGCAAGGCCATCTCGGTGAAGGGTGCAGGCCCGAACGGGGTCACCACCTTGGTCACCACGGTCGCCTCCCGGCAGTCCTCGACGCAGATCACCCTGAACACGGCGAACGCGTCCGGGGGCGCCGTCTCGGGCGCAATCGTCATCTGGGGCACGGACGACACCGCCGCGATCCAGGCGGCCGTGAACGCAGCCGAGGCGTACCAGGCGGCCGGGAACACCTACGCGCAGGTGTACTTCCCGCCGCGGCCCTACATCGTCGCGGGCGCCCTGAACAACACCCGCAGCGGGAACGGCCAGATCGCCTTCGGGCCGGTGGCCACAACGGACGTCAAGCGCATCCTGGAGTTCCGGGGCGCCACCGACGGAGCCGCCGCGGTCCGGCACTGGCAGCAGACCGTCCCCCAGTACGCGGGCTCCTGCCTGCTCTCCCTGGGCGTGTACTCGTCGACGAGCGCACAGATCGCCAACATCAACGCCGACGGCAACCCAGCGGTGATCTGCGGCCCGAACGAAGGCTTCGGCTACGGCGTCGCCGCAGCCTTCTCCAACATGCAGGCCGTCGTCACTAACCTCACCATCCTGACCAGCCACTCCTCGTTCGGCCTCACCTACGGAGCCCTCAACCTGTACGGCGTCGCCAACGCCCACCTCGAGAACGTCGGCTACGGCACCGCAGGCGTCGTCCCCGGCACCGACTACACCAGCCCCGGCGTCTTCGGCACCGGCCTCAGTATCGGTTGCCTCCTGCCGGCGCCCGGCAACAACGACCACGTCATCGCGAAGAACGTGGGCTGCGGGGGCGGCTACACCTACGCGGCGTTCGTCACCGAGCACCTGATGATGGACCGCTACATGGCCCTGTACTGCTGGGCCGGCCTGGTAGCGGTGGGTACGTACTTCGGGTCGGTCGGCTCCGTTCACGCGATGAAGGTGCTGTCCGCGAGCATTGAGGCCTGCGTCACCGAGCTGTACATCATGGGTGCGGGCTCGTCGGGGATCGGCCCGATCGTCGACGTCGACCAGTTGTCCACGGAGTCGTCCACGCCGAACATCGGCGGGCAGGCCGCGCACATGGCGGCCGCCCGCGGCATCGTCCGCTGGACGGGCCTGTTCACCGAGGCAGGGCTCACGCACGACCAGCCCACCGGCATCGAATCGGTCAACGGGCAGGCCACCAGCCCCGTCCGCACGGTCACCGCAACGACCACGGCCCGCCCGATCGACCGGATCATCAAGGCCGACGCCACCAGCGGCGGCATCACCGTGAACCTGCCCTCAGCGGCCCCGAACCCGGTGGCCTACACAATCATCAAGGCTGACGCGACCGGCAACACCGTCACCGTCGACCCCTTCGGCAGCCAGACCATCAACGGCTCCGCCACCCGGATCCTGTCCGCGCAGTGGGAGACCGTCACCCTCCGGTCCGACGGCTCCAACTGGATCGCCATCTAGGAGAACCGCATGCCCGTCCGCTGCCCCGCCACCGACACCATCACCGTTGAAGACACTGACCTGGTCCTTCAGTGCGTCGAATGGTCAGAGGATCCGGAGGGCCGGCATGTGGGAGACCATCACGTGCCGTTGTCGCCTGCGCTGGGCGGCGAGCACCGCTGGACCAATGAGAATCCGTTGCCTGAGGAGGCCGCGGTCTGACGGTGAGGGGCGCTCCGTACGATGGCGGCATGTTCACCGACCGGCCGAAGCCGCCTTCTCCGACGTGTCCGCCTGCGCAGGTCGGCCCGTGCGCGTCCTGCGGGCACCCCACGCACCGGTACGGGTCCGGCGGGTGCCCGCTGTGCGTGGTGTGCATGGCCGCCCTCGAGGCGTGGCGGGCCACCAAATAGCATCGGGCCGCTGATGAAAAAGGTCATGGAGTTGTGCTCGGACGGTCGGAGAAGCAGATGGGCCCCTACCGGAGCAGGGGCCCATCCTTGGTCTCTTGACCGGTCAGCGTCGGGCTTCCATCCACAGAATCAAGATGCTGACGGCACCGCTCCCGAGGCTGTACGACGCCCCGCGCAGTACCTGATCCGAGACGATCCGTCCCCGATCCTGATTCCATTCCCGCAGGTGGCGCCAGATACGGCGTAGCCACCTGTCTCGGGGAGGCCGATCCTTGTTACTCTGCTTCACGGTGTATCTATCCTCTTCCTTGCACTGGGGCGGATGGGACATTGCGCAGGGAGCCCTCCCAACACCGGGCCTAGGAACTCGCGTTGGGGATGGGCTCCTTCTGCTTTCCAGCAGTGTACGAACACTAGTGACGGTTGAAACGTGCGTCACCCTGTACTTTGCTCGGCGTGCACGACATGTGACCGGCCGTCACGGGTGCGAGGCCGCTGATGCCCACACATGGCAACAGAACCCGAACCAACGCCCAACCAACCCGGCGGAAGGCCAGACTCCGCCAGCCGGTTGTGAGAGCCGACACATCTTTCGGGCATGCCAGGTCTCCTTCCCTGATCGCCGAGAACGAGCGGATGCCGGAACGGTAGGACACATCGGGGGGAGCGTGTGGGTGGGGGCTGCAATTCGCAGCCATCGGGCCGCGTTGGTGCAGGTGAAGCGGGCAGGCCCGGAAGGGTCTGCCGAGTATTTGGCATGGTTCCGCGAACACTGGCTAACTTCTGCTAGGTCATCGCGACCTGCGATTTGATGATTGACCGATTATCGCCGTCGACCGGTAGCGTGCATGACGGTGCCCCCGGCTGCTTACCTCAGCTCAGTCCTCGCTGCCGGTCGACTCCCTGTCCATCTCGGCTGCTTCCTCCCACGTGCGGGCGAACTGGAAGTACACGCGGCGCGGGTCGTTGGCGAGGACGGCGTCCAACTCCCGCTGGGTGGACCGCCGGGCTTCCTTCGCGGCCTCCTCGGCCCGCCAGTCCAGGATCTCCTCCGGGGTGGCGTCGACCACGATGAACGCGTCGACAATGCTGGAGAACACTGCGAGCCGTCCGTCCGGCTGCTTGATGATCTGCTGCCCCATGGTCGGTGTCCTTACTTCTTGGCGGCGGATCGGAAAGACTGGGCACGGGCCTGGTCAAGGTGGTCCTGGGCGTCTGCGAGGGAGATACGGGTGCCATAGCGGCCGAACACGTAGCCGACGAGGTCCTGGGCAGTGATGTCGTTCGCGATCTTGCCGGGCGGCCAGAGGCGATCGTTGCGGAGCAACCGGTGCGCGGCACGAGTAAACCGCCGGCGGCGGTAGGCGCGGAGCACGGTGAGTGCGGAGCGGCCCTTTCGTTGCGTCGTCATGGCCGGTGTCCTCACTTCTCGGTGGCGCGGACGGTCTTCTGAAGGGCCCGGAGCTCTTCGCGGAAGACGCCTTCCGGCTCCCGGTTGGCGCGCATGGCCGCGTCCTGCCGGGCCTGCGCGTCACGGAGGGGCGCATCGTCCAGCGGCTCGCGTCGGTTGGAGCGGATGGACTCGCGGAGCTCGGCGTGGAGGTTCTCGATGTTGCGGATGGCGGCTTCGAAGACAGGGATGAGATCGGCGGCGATCTCGTACCCCTCGACCTTTCCGAAGCCGGGCCCCACTCCCGTCACCGGCTGCTTCATCGCCTCGGGCCACCGCTTCAGCATCTTCCCGCGCTGGAGGATGCGGCTCAAGGGGGCACTGTGGCCGCGCAGGCTGTCGTCCGGGTTGTCGCGGAGGGAGTCGGCCGGGACCATGCCGCCGCGCTGGACGGCTTCCTTGACGATGCGTCGGGCCCGCGTGGGGAGCATCCGGTAGTAGTGGGTGGCGCGCTCCTCGGTCCAGGTGGTGTCGGCCTCGACGTCCGGCGCGTGTTCGGCGAGGAGGGCGAGGAGCTTGGTCTGGAACTCGGATGTGGGTTCGTCCACGGTGACGGTGATCCGCATGAGGCCTCCCGTAGTAACTGACGCGAATAAACGTGGCACTAACGGAGACGGTAGTGCACCCGCACACGTCTGTCACTGGTCTATCCACGTTAGATACACGGGAGTTGGTGAGCGCCGCCCCGGACCACCAGTTCTGGTTGGCGATAAGCTCTTCGTGAGCCAAATCAGCCAGGGGGAGCGCCGTGGACGTCCTCGATGAGATTCGCTTTCTGATGCAGGCCCACGCCGACTCCCAGCGCACCCTGATGTGTACGCCGGACCAAGCGCCCGCCGTCCAGGCCGCCGTGGACCAGCTCGGAGTCGGCGGCACCTTCACCGTGAAAGCCAGCCCTGTGTGCCCGCCCGGGAAGATCCTGGTGCTGGACGAACAGGCCTTGGAGGCGTCCTGGCGGCAGACGATTCAGCGCGCCGGTCACCGGATCCGCCTGGGCGGTCTGGGCAACTGACCATCTGGCTCTTAGTAATGTTCCCTCTCAGGTGGGACAGAGTGAGACGGTGGAGGCGGGATGGCTGGGCGACCTGGCGACGGGTGCGACGACCCGCGTGAGACCCACCCGCACTGGTGCGGCTTCTGCGGCGCGCAGCAGATGTTCACCGCGCTGGAGTGCGCGCAGCTCATTTTCGTGCCGTCCTGCCCGCGCTGCGGTGGCACGGACTGGCGCGATGAGATCGCCGAGCTGACCACCCCGGACCACCGTGACGGTGAGGGACGCGCATAACCAGGACTTAAGAGTGATCGCTACAATCAGGTCATGAGAGTCCTCATCGACGGCAAGCTCGAACTGAATCTCCCCGCGCCACCCCGACAAGGCGAGATCGTCTCTTGGGACGGTGACGCCCGCCGCGTCGCCGAAGTGGTCTGGGCCATCCCGGCGACCAACATGTACGGCCAGGCCCCGTCTGCCGAGGACGTGGCCGTGCACATCCAACTGGAACGCGACTGGCGCGAAGGCAAGACCGATGCCGAACTCCACGCCGCCTTCTCACACCCAGACTTCGAGTACGCGACCACCGAGGGTGCCCGCAAGCAGTTCGACGCCAGCGTTCCCCCCGCCGACGACAACGGCGATCCTGACAACACGTGGGGGCCCAACGTTGATGCAGGCCGGAACGGCTGGGAGCGCTTCGACCACACCGAAGAGGCGTACTGGCGACGCAGGAAGCAGCAGCCGTGAAGAACACCGTGAACCTGATCTGCGCCTGCGGCGTGACCAGCTCGCACCAGTGCTCCGTGAGCTGGGGAGGGTTGAACGTTGCTGACGCCGCGTGGCACTCGGTCTGGCTCCACGGCGACTGGCGCACCCTGACCCGGCACATGAGCGTCGCCGAACGCAACCACGCCGCGGACGCAGTGGCCCGGCACAGCCGCCAACTCGCCCTCCAAGACGGCAATCTGACCCACACTGAACCGCAGAACCTGCGCTGGTGGCTGGACCCGGCGGCATGAGCGAGATCGACCTCAGATCCGGCAGCACCGTCGACCGGGCCGTGGAACAGCAGCTCCTGCACCTGCGCGACCTCCTCGGCCAAGTCGCCCCCCGCGACCCCCGCACCCGCCGTCTCGGCCCCCGACGCTGGCGCCTCGAACTCCTCGCCGAACTCTGCACCCCAGAGACATTCCGGCACACCGTGTCCTGGCTGTCCTCCACCCTCATCACCAGCGCCGGTGCCAAGCGCGACTACGCCGACGACATCCGCCACTGGGCCGTCTTCCTTCAACAAGAAGAAGGCATCACCCAGTTCGCCCTCCAGGACGTCACGCCCTTCGCCGTACGCGCCTACCGCCAGCGCGAAGAAGACCGCTCGAGCGCACCGCGCACCATCAAGCGGCGCATGGACTCCCTGTCGTCGCTGTTCAACTTCACCGCCTGGGCCAACCCCGACCTCGACCTGCGCAACCCGGTCACCAAGTTCGACAAGCCCAAGGTCGACCCCAACGACCACACCACCGCCACCCCCGTCCTCGAGGTCGACGAGTTCCAGGCCGTCCTCCAAGCCGCGGCCACCGCGCGGGAGATGCTCGTCCCCGCCCTCATCTACACCCTCGCCGGCCGCGTCTCCGAATGCTGCACCGCAGGCCTGCACAACCTCCAAGAAGAGGGGGGGCAGCGGAAGCTGGACCTGCGCCGCAAGGGCGGCAAGGGCCGCGTCTTCACCCTGCCACCGCGCCTGTGCGAGCTCCTCGACGTCGCCACCGGCGACCGCACCAGAGGCCCCCTCCTCCTGGACGACCAGGACCGGCCCCTGCACCGGCACACTGTCGACTACCTCCTGAACCGGCTCGGCAAGCAGGCCGGCGTCCTCCCGGGCCGCGAGCTCACCCCGCACGTCCTGCGCGCCTCCAAGCTGACCCACATGCACGACGAAGGCGTCCCCCTCGAGGAGATCCGCCAGTTCGCCGACCACGCCCACGTCCAGACCACGCTGCGCTACATCCGCCAGCGTGACGACGAAGCGCTGAAGGCCCGGCACGCGGCGGCCGCCGTCACCGTCTACGACCACCTCCTGGACCGCTTCGTCGCCTAGCCGCTACCGGCCGCCGGGAGTGCGTCGCGGAGGTAGAGGGGCAGGGCCTGGCGTACGGCTGGATCCGCGGTCCAGCCGTCGTCGGGTAGTTGGTCGGCGGTCACGGTGACCGGTGTCCCACCGTCAGGCCGGGCGATCGCGCGGAACGTTTCCCCGTACGAGGGTGGGCTGGCGGCCAGGTAGCCGGCCAGCACGGCGGAGGCGACGTCGGCGGGGGTGGCGGTGGTGGTGGCACGGCCGTACCCCTTGCAGATCCACACCTGGCTGTGGGGTTCGTACATCTGGATTTCCCAGGTGAGGCGGGCGGGTTGGTCTTCGCAGGTCATGGCGGAAATCGTCCCGCGAACACGCGTGCCCGGGGCGGGGTACTGGCGGGTTACTTCGTCGTGTCGGAGGTGTCCCGTTTCCCCGTGTGGGCGAGGGCGTCCGCGGTCACCGGTGGCCGGCGCTGGGCGAGCACGGTGCGCAGGGATGCGATCTCCTGGACCAGCATGTTCGGGTAGCGGGAGACGATCGGTTTGCCGCCCTGGCCGATGATGAGGGTGTGGACGCCGTCGACCGGGGTGATGCGGGCCGGCAGGTACTCGCGCAGCGCCTCGGAGGCGAGCAGGCCGAGGGTGTGTTTCTTGCCGACGTTCTCGAAGTCGTCGGGGGTGCGGATGTCGAAGGTGCCGTCGGGCTGCTCGTACAGGTGGCGGATGTCCAGGCGGACCACTTCGCCGGGGCGTAGGCCCTCCAGGAGCAGGTAGGCAATCAACCGGTCGCGCAGGTAGTGGCGGCGCTGCTCGGGTCCCCAGCCGCCGACCGCGGACAGGAACGCGTCGCGTTCTTCCTGGGTGAGCTTGCGGGGCTCGCCGGGGTCGCGGTCGACGCCGGCGCGCAGGTCGAGCAGGTTGGGGACGCCTTTGACGAGGCCGCGGTTGTGGGCGGCGATGTAGTACTGGGTGACGGAGGTGATGCGCCCGTCGTGGCTGCCGCAGATCTGGGGTGCGGTCTCGACGAGGTAGGCGAGGGCTTCGGGGCCGTCGAAGGGCCGGTCGCCGAGGTAGGGGCGCAGGTATTCGTCCTCGCACCACTTCGCGACGTGTCGGATGTCGGCGTGGTAGGGGTGCACGCTGTTCTTCTCGCACCAGTCGAGCCAGGAGGTGACTTCGGGGCGGTAGCGGGCGTGGATGGTGGAGGGGCGCAGGGTCCCGGAGGCGAGCCAGTCGTCGAGGAGGGCGCGGGGGTCCATGACCCCTTATCTTCCCGGTTCCCCACCAGAGATCAAGTTTTCACCAACCCTCGGACCCTACCCCCACTAGGGGAGGTCGCGGGGGCGAGGCCTGCGCTGGGCCCACGCGCCGTACCGACAGGCGCGGCCGGGTGGACGGTCCCGAGGGTTGGTAAAAGTGCAGATGGGACGGTGAAACGGGGTCTGCCGGGGTCCCTTCCGGAACCTGTGCGCACACGCTATGCCCGATCGCAGCGTTTGTCTGAGGGCCTTCCCCCTGGCGCGTCAGAGAGGTCGGCTGTGGTCCACGGCGAGGAAGTAGACGTTGCCGGAGGCATCGCGGCAGTACGCCTCCGGATGGCCCGGCTGCCGCGCGCACGGCGGGTACTGGTCGCCCGACACACTCTGCATGCGGCCGCACAGCACCGCCTCCTGGGAGCGCACGCGCTCGATCCGCTCGATGATGGCGGACACCTCCTGGTGGCCGTCGCTGACGGAGAAGGTGTCGATGCCGTTCCACACGAACCGGTCTGCATGGATCAGGACCTGGCGGGCCGTCCTGTGCTCGATCACCCTGAGCAAGTCGCCGCGCTGGATGTCGCTGAACCTGATCCGTTCACTCACAGAGGGCTCCTACAGGCCGGGTATGGCGTCTTGGGCGATGTCGAATTGGGTGCGGCTGGCGTGCCGGGGCTCGGGATCGTGCTCGGGTCCCAGTCCGCGCATCCGCGATATGGGGTCGGTCAACTCGATCCGGCAGCCGGGGGCCTTGCACCACACGCGCCGGCGTGGCCCGGACTCCACCTCCGGGAGGGCTTCCTGACGGTTCGTCGCCATGATTCCAGTCTGATCCACGGGAACGCTGGACCGTTGGTAAGGTCCGGATCTACAATCGCCGTCATCTGACGGGCACGCCCGTCGTAAGGCCACCAACCCCGGTCCGGGGCGGTGGCCCTTGTCGTATCGGGGTCAGGAAGGGCGAGGGCCGGTGTACTTCCCGGCCAGGACGTCGTCGATGTAGCTGGGCCCGTCGCCTCGATCGTTTCCGAATCGGTCGATGAGCATGCTGCGCAGCGTGTCCAGCTGGTCGGCGAACTCACGGCGCTCGTTCGGCAGCATGTCGGAGACGATGCGCTCTGCCTCCTCGGTGTCCTCGTTGAGGATGGCGTACAGGGCGGCGGTCTCCGCGAAGGTGGTCACGGCGGGTCCACGCATGGGGTTCTCCTTCGGTCAGGCGGCGAGGTCGGTCTGGTCGCGGGTGATGCGGGGGCGTGCGGGGAGGTAGTCGCGGCCGAGTTCGCGGGCGATGAGCTGCTTCTCGCTGCGGACCACAATGCCGCGTCCGGCGGGGGTCGTTGCCTCGGGTACCTCGATGACGAACGGGCTGCGGTGCAGGGTGTAGGCGTGCACGCGGTCCAGCCGGATGGTGCGGGACTCTCCAGTCTGGCGGTCCATGGCCTTGATGACGATGTCGCCGGCGAGGGTGGTCTGGATGTCGTACGGCTCGACGCTGCGGACGTCTTCGACGAGTTGTCCGGTCTTCTTGCCGGTGTCGTCTTTCTCTTCCTTGTCGAAGGTGAGGGTGACGACGTGCTTGCGGTCGAGGGCGCGGTAGAGGTCGGCGAGCGTTTTCGTCGTGTCCTGCTTGGCCGTCAGCTTCATCGGGTGCCCCCTCGTTCGGTGTGGTTCCAACCCTAGACCATCAAGCATTGCACTGCAATGCCCAATGCCGTACTGTTGTGGTTGTTGGGACAGCGCGTCCCGGCCGCCACACCGGCACCCGGCATGGCGTCACAATGCTGAATGGAGGACACTAGGTGGCCAACGCCCCCACGCGCCCGCCTGGCCGGCCCCGGTCCGAACGGCGCCCGCCGAGAGGACCCCGCCCCGTGGCCCGCACCATGCGAGACCGCCTGACGACCGCCGCCCGCCAGCTGGAGGAGGCCGGCCACCCCGACTCTGCTGCGGCTGTGTCCGCCGTTCTGGCTCCGGGCGGGTGGACGCTGCTGCGCGAGGCGGACGCCCCGTTCACGACGAACTTGCCGCTGACGATGCGTGCGAGCCTGCGAGACGCTCTGAAGAAGGCTGCGGAGCAGCGGAACGTGACGCTGACCGCGGTGGTCACGGAGGGGCACCGGAAGGTGCTGGATGGGCAGTGGGTTCCGTCGGAGTCCCAGCGGGTGGTCCGGCGTGGCCAGTCGGCGGTTGATGACCCTCGGGCTGTTCTGAACGTGACGGTTCAGGATTCGCTGCGGCAGCAGCTGCGGGACAGCCTGCCCGGGTTGTCGGAGCAGTTGGGTTACAAGCTGACCGAGGGCGGTATCGCTGTCGCGTACCTGAGGCACTACTTCCGGGCTGAGCTGAAGAAGCTGTTGCCGGAGAAGAAGACCACGGCCGAGTAGGCCACGCGGGTGCGGGCCGGCTGCTGGTAGCGGGCCGGTCTGGAACCCCGTACATCGCTTCACCCCAAGGAGACCTCAATGGCTACGGCCACCGAGGCCCTCGCCAGCACGACGGCGGAGGGCCCCACCTCGCACACCCAAAACCAGGACATGGACCAGCTGCTTTCCCGTCTGGAGCGGCTGGAAGATGAGAAGACGGCTGCTGCCGGAACGTTCGGCTACACGCGGCAGGAGCAGATGGAGGCCCTGCACAAGCTGCGGGAGCCGTTCCCGCAGTCCGAGGTCCGTTACCGGCCGCAGCCCTGGTGCAAGAAGTGCTCGGAAGCGCAGGGCTGGCCCAAGGTGTGCCAGCAGCACACCGAGATCAGGTGCCAGCGGTGTAACGGACAGAAGATCACTGAGGCGCACATCTGCCTGAAGTACATCGGGCACGCGGAGGCCACCAACCGGCTGCTGAACGTGGACCCGTTCTGGAACTGGGAACCGCTGGCCCTGGACCAGGTTGGTCTGCCGCAGTACGACGGGAACCGCGGAATGTGGATCCGGTTGACGGTGTGCGGGATGACGCGGATCGGGTACGGCGACGCGGGCAGCAAGAGTGGCGCGAACGCCGTGAAGGAGATCATCGGCGACGCGATCCGTAACGCGGGTATGCGGTTCGGGATGGCGCTGGACCTGTGGACGTCCTCGGAGCTGGCCATCATCGAGTCCGGTGGTGCGTCGCTGGAGCAGGACCGGGAGAGCAGCGCACCACCTGCCGCTTCGCAGAGTGCCAGCGGGGCCTCTCCTGAGGATGCCTTCCAGGAGCGGGTGCGTAACGGCTGGAACAACCTGGTGGCCACGGAGATGGCGTTGGCGGAGGCGAAGAAGAAGGGCATCAACCACGTCGTCCCGTTCGAGGGTGATCACCTGCACATCCAGGACGTGCTGGAGATCCGGATCAAGCAGTTGAAGGAGCGTGCCGCGCAGGGCGGCGCCGGGGAAGGGCAGGCCGCCTGATGTACCGCAACGACAATGACGCTCTCACGGTGATGGACTGGTTCTGCGGGGCCGGAGGGTCCAGCCAGGGCATGCACTCGATCCCTGGCGTCCGGATGGAGCGCGCGGCGAACCACTGGGAGCGCGCGATCGAGTCGCACGCCGCGAACTTCCCCACCGTCGACCACTACCGCGGCGACATCCGCGAGGCCCCGGTTGAGTCGTGGCCCGTGACCGACATCTTCTGGGCCTCCCCCGAGTGCCCCCAGTGGTCGAACGCGCGCGGCAAGAAGCGCGACTTCGACGCCTCCCTCCAGGGCGACCTGTTTGACGGCTTCGGTCCGAGCGAGGAGGTCGAACGTTCCCGGGCTCTGATGGAGGAGGTTCCGCTGTACCTGCGCGGCGTGCAGCAGCGCGGTGGGCTGGTGAAGGCCGGCGTGGTGGAGAACGTCGTCGATGTCCGCGCCTGGGACCAGTGGGACCGGTGGATCGGCGAGATCCGCAAGCTGGGTTACGAGACCCGGGTCATCGCGCTGAACTCGATGCACGCTGACCCGCGCACCGTCCACAAGGCGCCGCAGAGCAGGGATCGCCTGTACGTCGCCTACTGGCACAAGAGTTTGGGCCGGACGCCGGATTGGGACAAGTGGCTGCGGCCGCGCGCCTGGTGCTCGGGCTGCGAGGCGTGGGTGCAGGCGGTGCAGAGGTTCAAGCAGCCGGGCCGGGACATGGGCCGCTACCGCCAGCAGTACGTGTACCGGTGCCCGAACGTGGCGTGCCGGAATCAGGTGGTGGAGCCGGAGACGCTGCCCGCGGCGGTGGCGATCGACTGGACGATCCCGGGGCAGCGCATCGGTGACCGGGCCAAGCCCCTCGCGGACAAGACGCTGGCGCGGATCCAGGCGGGCCTGGACAAGTTCGCCCGCCCGATCACTCTGGAGGCGGCCGGGAACACGTTCGAGCGCAGGCCGGGCGTCCGTACGTGGCCGGTCGATGCGCCGTTGACGACGCAGACGACGACGCCTACCAAGGCCATGGCCTACGAGCCGTTCATGGTCCCTGCGGGCGGTACCTGGCGCAACGATCCGGTGAGCGTCATGGACCCGATGGCGTGCCGTACGACGCGGGAGAACGACGGGCTGGCGATACCGCCGCTGCTGATCCCGGTGGAGGGCCGCGACGGCAAGGAGCCGGCCTCCGTGAACAACCCGCTGCGTACGCAGACGGCACGGAATGAGACCGGCCTGGCGTGGCTGCCGTTCATGGTGACGATGCGCGGTGGCGGCGACCAGCTGCGCGGGCGCTCCATCGAGGAGCCCGTCGGGACCGTCTCGGCGAACGGCAACCACCACGGCCTGGTCACCCCGGAGAACGTGGACTGGCAGTCGCTGCTGGTCCCGTACTACGGCAAGGGCAATGCCCGCGCGGTATCCGAGCCGATCGGCACGCTGATGACCCGCGACAAGTACGCGCTGGTGCAGGGCGAGGTGGACATCGACGACGTGCTGTTCCGGATGTTGGAGCCGCACGAGATCGGGCGGGCCATGTCGTTCGCCGACGCATACATCGTCCTCGGCTCGAAGCGGGAGCGGGTCCGCCAGTACGGCAACGCCGTGACGCCGAACTGTGCCGAGGTCATCGTCTCCGCGCTGGTGGAGGCCATCACCGGCGAGGACATCGACCGGTACACCGACGGCCAGTTCGCCGTCGCCGCGTAACACCTGCGGCCCGTGCGCGCGGGCCGCCCCTTGGGGCCCTCACCCCGCTCAAGTCCCCGTCCTGGGCACCGCACCACCACCTCACCTGTCTGGCTGTCGCCGATCGGAGTTCCGTCATGCTCGTTTCCGCGTTGATCCTCATCGCTGTGCTGGTCGTCGCCGCTGTGGGCGGGGTGTGGGCGGTGCTCCTGGAGCGCCGGTCGCCGACGTCTTACACGCACTCCCCGGGTGGGGATCTGGCGTGGTGGGGCCTGCTGTCGGCGGACGAGCAGGAGGCCTTCGACACGGCGGCCCTGGATCTGGCGGAGCAGGCGGAGCTTGACGCCGAGGCGGACGCGCGGGAGGCGGCCGAGTTCCTGGCGCATCACGTCCGGGTGAACGCCGAGTTCCACCCGTAGGCCGTCCCTGCTGTACCCCCGACCGTCCCTTTCTGCTGAAAGAGGTGAGTGTCGTGCTCACTTGCACTGTTCTGGCCGCCGCGGCTCTTGCCGCGGCGGTCGCCGTTTCTCTGGCCGTCCACCGGTACCGGCGTCTGCACCGGGTGCTTGCGCGGGAGCGGGCTGCGGCTCGCCTGATGGATGGCCGGCTGCATTGCGACATGCAGGCCCTGCGCTCCCGGTTGGAGGCGGCGATGGCGCGTCAGGAGGCTGAGCGTGCCGTGCTGTTGGAGGCGGGTCGGGCTGTGGATGAGGCCTTGGCTGTGCATGGGGCGCGGCGGTCTGACTCGAGCGATCTGAACGACCCGTACCAGGAAGGGGGACCGGTATGACCGGCGCCATTGAGAAGCCCATGTCGTCTGCTGCTGCGGAGGCCGCGTGGCGGGGCCACCGGTTCTTCAAGTACCGGGGGTGCGCCCCGGACCCGGTGGATCCGCGGGTGTTGGCGGCGCGGCCGGATCTGTCGGTGGACACCCACTTCCCGGCGGATCGGGATGGTCAGGAGCCGAAGGCGGTACGGGAGGCGCGGGAGGCCGCCGCGGTGGAGCTGTGCCTCAACTGCCCGGTGATGGTGGCGTGTGACCGGTACGCGAACAGCGTGACGCCGGATGGCAGGTTGGCGCAGCCGGATGGGGTGTGGGGTGGCCGGCTGGCGAAGGAGCGCCGGGAGGCGTTCGCGGCGAGGCGGCATCGGGTGGCTGCGGCGGCGCCGGATGAGCAGGTGAA